AGAATGTTCTAAGTCTACTGTTCTTCCTTGCACAGAAACAAACGTCCCATTACTGTCGTCATAATATTCTGTATCTTCTGTTGTTAAGGTTAACATTTCTTGTCTCTTTAATCACAGAATTAGGAACCTAACAGTTTATTGATAAAGTCAATCATTTCGTCTTGATTTGTTAACATTTGTTCAACAAAAGCATCATACGCGGCAGAAGCTTTAAATTCAACAAGTACTTCTGGCCCTTTAACAAATCGTAGTCCATCCGAACTTTTAATACCATATGACAGATCAACTAGTCGATCAACAAGCCTAGCGACCGTGCGAATAGCATCCGCTACTAATTGATTGTTCTTATCAAATGGATCTTCTTGATTTACTTCTTCATCAACATCTTGCAAGTATTTTCCCTTTTCTTGCAAGTCGCGCCCAATTGTAATAATTTCATTATATACAGTATCTGGCGCTGTTAAAACAGCAGCTTTTGAAATGTGGAAGTACAAATCTTCTGAATGTTCCACACCATCGAAATCTTTAAATTTTACTGTCTTTTTTAACATTATTAACTCCTTTTCAGAAAGTACAAAGTTGAGCGGGTTAACAATAGTTAGAGCCCGCTCATTATTACATGATCATAGACGATTTAGGGAACCGTAAGCATTGTGATGATTTCATCTGGAGTTGGGAGATTCGAATCTACCAAATACGTTCCAAAGAGTTCATCTTCAAGCAAAGCCAATTTAGTTGGATCCGCCTTAGTACTATCAACAATGAGCATTGCTGTCGGAAGATAACCACTAACTTCAACTGGACTAGTTGAAATTTCCCAACTAAATGTAATAGCTTCCGGTGAATCATTAATGGTCGAGAAGGCCTTCTCAGAAGGAGCAGCCAAAGCACCATAAATAATATGTAGCTTATATCCAAGCTCATTTCCAGCCACATCATTTCCAAGAATAGTCTTATAAACAAGACCAAACTTCTTACGATGTTGCTGCCCAATAAACACACCATCGGCGGTTTCATACGATCCATCACATTCCGCAAACGCCTCTGGATAAGTATAAGCTTCAACTGTTGCCGCAAAATCTTCCGGGCCAATCAAAGTCAAATACTTAATGTTATCAGCATATAGCGGAGAAGGTTCAGCTCCGGATGGCTTTTCTGAAACTGAAATGAGGCCATTCCAAGGAACACCGGCGGTATAAACTCCAGTTTGTTCATTCATAACGAAAAGAACGCCATGGTTTACACCGGTTTCATACATACGTTCACCAACTGCATCCCAAACTAGTTCTGCCATAATTAACTCCTTAATTAATAGAATAATGTAAATACAAAATGATTTAAGTTATCAGATACAAATGCCCTATCAAACTTACAATAACGTAAATCAAATATCGCGTCAAATAATTCTGACTCTGGATTCTGATCAATTACTGTTACTGTATATGCAGTCTTATGAGAATATTTTTCTGAATTTGCATACCATACATTAACTGTTGCCAACTCATATATAATGCATGGATACGTTAACTTAATGGATGATGGGGGCTGAAAATATACTTTATTAGGGACCATTAATCCAACCAATAATTCATGCAATCCAAGCCTATTATCCATTATAAATCTCTCCAAGCACTAAAGTAAGACGGGGCCGTTGAATTTCAATACTATTTACTTTCCAACGGACACCCGCCCATGACACGTAACGTATCGTTGCAAAATTTTCATAGGCAAATGGATCGGCAACTATAGAAATTCTATTAGAAATTGCTATATTATCATTTTTATGATCAGTTACATCCCACTTCCTAATATTCTGTAAAATATCACCACGATACTGGCGTTCTACAACAACGTCATCCCATATACCTGGAGATACTTCTGACTGAGTAACATATCCAACAATACCATAGAATTTACTCATAAATATCTCCTAGCTTATAAAAGGTTACAGAGTACCAGGAGCTGCTTCTTCGACCCAAATAGCCAGCGCACCATGAGGCATGGTCAAAGCACCAGAAATTCTGGTTTCGATAAGGTACTTATTCTGATTGTAATCGATATCAAAGTCATCGATCATCGTTACGGCGCCACCCTTATCAGCGCCAATCGAATAATCGCTCATATTAACTACAATACCGCCAAGAACACTGTAATCAAGAACATCGGTGCTTGGATTTACAACGCCGTCCATAACCGGAACTTCCACAATATCTCGAACACGCAGAGCGGCAGAAAGATCAGAAATTGAATTATAGATCCTTCGACCAAGGCTATCTTTCAGCAACAGCATATCTGCAAGAAGATCGGGAGTCGTAAAGAAGACTGGATTACCACTACCCTGATAGTCCTTACGCGCGCGAACAATCGCATCAATAATCTCAGAAGTGGTTGGAGGAGTTGATAGATCACTATACGGCACATTAACGGCAACAGTATAAAGCGCTGCATCAGTAGCAATTGGACGAACCTTAGTCTCTGCAATTTTATCATCGCTGGCAACAGATCGACCGTCACCAACAAGAATAGCACGAGCAATTTCTTCCTCAAGCATCATACGCATTTCATTGCGAAGCCAAACAACAACATCAAAATCGGTAATATCAATCAGATCATCACGATCAATCTTCTGTTTCTTATAAATCGTCTGAGGATCGGTTGTTCGCTTAAGAATTGCGAATACTTCTTCGGCCTTCTGATTTCCAGTAATATAGCCCAGGGCACGAGCAGCATCAGCAGTAAGATCGGCGACCAGAGTCTTAATACGAGCAAATGGAATATGCTTCGCGGAATCAAAAACCTTTGAAACCCACTCAGTCTTACGAGAAAGAAACTGCGGAGTAGCCGAGGTTGCTTTATAATCCGGAAATAGATCGCCAATAGTCGTAATTGAATGCTGCAATGCAGAATCTTCGGAATTACCTTCATAGGCCATATAGGCATCTTTAATGCTTTCAAAGCCATGAGCAAGGAATGCATTTTTCAAGGAAGACTGCGAACGACGAGCATCTTCGATAATCTCGCCCAATTCTTTTCTCGTCAAAGAATCATGAACCATTGATTTTTCACCCTCCTTAGTTGAACTGTCAAACACATTTTTTTTCATAATATCTCCTTTGTCATTTAAATTATCTTTTGTATTGGAATGCTCGAGTTCATTCTCATCGGAATGCTCAAGCACGGCTTCGTCAGAATCTTCCTGAGACAGTTCAGGTTCTACAGATTCTTCTTCTAAAGCTATTTGCTGAACAGAATCTATTGCCTGTGAAATCATTGCATAAACAACACTTTTCTGCTTTTCGTTTAATGTTTCAAAAACATCAGCAAGAGTTTCTTCTTCGGCCGGAGGTGCTTCTTCTTTTTTCTCTGGAGCTGGTTCTTCTTCTGCATGATAAATTTCTAAATTAATATCGGCAGAGATAATGGCTTCTGTTTCGTCTTCAACAGTAGATCCATCTCCATGTTCAAATGCTAAATTATCAATAAAAGCTCCAGCATTAGCACCAGCAATAACAAGACTCACTTCTCTAATCATTCCATGAATAACGTTTTTACCCTTTTCAACTAATGAATTTGCATAAATTGATAAAGCTCTAATATCACCATGCTTGATGGCTTCTTTTGCATCTTTTGCAAATGATGACTCATTAAATGAGCAGTATGCATATACACCATCAGCACGATTTTCTAGCAAAGCGTGGCCTAGAATATTACTTGGCTCATTATGCAAATGCTGCCATACTAATGGAACAATCTGGCCATCATTATCTTGAAATGCATCTTGAAGAATGGTTCTTCCATCACTGCATTTCAAACCGACCTTAGTAGCATAGCCACTAAAGTCATACTTCATATCTTTAACCATAGTCTAACTCCTTCCATTTTATTTGAACTCACTATTATTACAGTTCATTTCTACTAGGTTCTTCAGAAGATTCGTCCTCTAACACCTCCTCTTCAATTGGTTTTTTAATTGGCAGAAGGGGCTCCTGATCCTTAATTGGCATATTTCTATTTCTAAGTTCATCCGAATTAGGATCAATGGAGGGTTTGACGCCAAGAATCGACCGAATTTCATTGGGTGTAAGGATTTCATTTCGTGTAAATCCATCTGCCATCTCAGCCATTTCATTTGCAGGAATTAATCGTAGAATATCTCTAAAACCCATGATTGTTTGTCCTTGAGTTCTTGCTGTTTTTGTCAAAAACTTTCGGCGCATTTCATCGGCAAATGCAGTTATAATTGGTTCAACTGTACGATTAAAATAATTTACAAGTTTTTTAGAATCGGCTGTTCCAGCAAATACATCCTCAGAAACTCCTAGTTGGTTATATAACATTCCAGTTAAATACTCGATTTGCTTCAATAAATTGTTTTCAGAAGCTCTATTCAATTGCGTAACTTTCTCAGTAGCATCAGTATAGGCAACACCATATTTACTTCCTTGTAATTGGCGTTCAATTGCAAGCCGGCGCTCTTCTGCTTGTTTCTGCCGAGCTTCTGTTTTTATCATATATGGTAATTGAATAATCAAATCAAGCTTTCCACTTCCACTTTGCTCATCGATAGCATCTAGCAGTAGTAATTTTCTAATTAATCTACGCATAGTTCCATTGGGCTCGTTCATTATTGCATATAACGGATTTTCAATAATTGCAACTAAAGATTTTGGGAGAGTTACCTCTTCTCGTTTACCATTAGTCTCATTATATACTTCAACACGAACATAACTTGGATACCATACTGTAATCTTACCGGTTCTTAATGATAAAATATCATATGATCCAGAAGCAATGGGAGAACTTGTTGTATCTACTGGGACTAGAGCGACAACACCTTCATCAAACATACTTAAAACTGCATCTTGCATTAAAGCTCTTCCAGTTTGGTCCCGATTTGCCTCAATCGTTAAACAATTGTGCAAAGCACTTGGAATTGTATCTAAATATCTATTATTTTCATCCAAACGAACATGATATAGATCAAATGATGCAACATCTAATGCGATTCGGTTATAAATAGCCGTTACTATAGATCGTTCATTACCACCAGATAATCTAGGAATCATTGGACTTGTGCTAGAAGAGTAACCAAAATCTTGATACTGATAAATATCGTTGTCCTTCGCTCTAAAAGCATTCCAAGCGCTTCTAAATCGAGAACCAAGTGTATCGCCCATAGATTATCCTCCTATCTGTATTTTCTACATAAGCGCTTCTTAAATATACCTAGATTTATAACCACAATATTTATCCTATCCAGAATTCTTAAGAACTTCTTTTACAATAGCTGCACCCGCTGCTCCAGCAACAGATCCAATTACTCCGGACATAAACTTAGTAGCATTATCCGATACAAATGCTAACCCCGGATCAATATCTGGTTTTGCTAAATCTGTAAATTTTTTTTCTAATTCAAGGCGCTTAACAGCTGCTTTTAATTCTTCATCCGACATATTTCTCTTTCGAGAAAGCATAGCTGCACGACTTTTTCTTACAGAACGTTCTGCCGCGGCCTCGGCTTTTCGAATTCCCCATTTCTGACCAAGAATTCCATAATGTTTAATTT